ATGTCGAAATACAAGAATAAAAAAACTGTCTTTGATAATATCACTTTTGACAGTAAAAAAGAAGCTGAACGCTACAAGGTTCTCAAATCAATGCAGGCTGATGGGCTAATCAATAATTTGGAATGTCAGCCAAAATTTATGCTGATACCTAGCCAATACTTTGAAACTATTGGCAGGCGTGAAAGAGGCGTCGATTATGTCGCAGATTTTCGCTACAAAGACAACCTTGGGCAAATCATCGTCGAAGATGTCAAAAGCGCCATCACAGCCAAAGATAAAGTTTATCGCATTAAGCGTAAGATGGTGAAGTATTTTCATGATGTGGAGATTATTGAAGTATGAGATATTACTATAATCCAAGTACCGACCAGTATGCCAAAGTGCTAGGCGAAGACGCTAACAGCAATTTTGTCACTGTCGTCATTGATGACAAGAAGCAGGTTATGGATTGGGACGAGTTTGTCAGCCAATTTAACCAACTAAGAGATGTTTATGAAGACAGCAACACAAATCAGCAGAGATGAGCAGATGATGAATGAATTAAAACAAACTGAAAATGACGCAGTCAATCACCCAAAGCACTACATATCAGACCCATCAGGCATTGAGTGCATACAGATCACACGCCATCGTAATTTTAATATCGGCAATGCCATCAAGTATCTTTGGCGAGCAGGGCTAAAAGATGGTAACAGTGATATTCAGGACTTACAAAAGGCGGTTTGGTATATTCAAGATGAGATTGAGCGGCTTGAGAAGTTGAAGGGTGTTTAATGAGCAATGAAAAACTAGAAGCGTACAAAAAAGAGTTTGTTGAATGGGGGCGATGGGTTAGGTGCGACCCTAATAGGCTAAGTTACCCAAGCCCTTGGTTTGAGATGATAATGCGTGATAATATTCCCTGCTCATCTGTTAGCCCAAATATTACCGATGATAGGGCAATGGCGATTGACAAGGCGGTATGTGCTTTGGCAAGATATAGCGTATTACAGTATCAGGTTTTTTGTATGCGTTATCTGTTGGGCTACTCAGAGCGAAGAATAGCAGATTTGGCAGATGAACGCATTTTGCGTAATCGCAGAAATAGGGTAAAGCAGGAATTGGATAAGGCAGGGGGATTTATTTACGGTTTTTTGGAAAATAATACTTGATTGGCTAGCCAGTAGGTGGTAATATATACCCATAATGGAAAAGTGTGCATATAGCACGATTTTGATATACCCCTTGCCTCTGTTTACACGCAAGGGGTTTTTTATTGCCTGTTATCTGACCAATAACAGAATGCACCACAGCGTAAAATCATCTGATTGGGTGAGTTGGTCGCACCAATATTTGACGAACGAACGCCAAGCCTAAGCCGTCTTTGTGCATTAAGTGGGTAAAGGTTGGTTAGTAGCGGTTTCCCCCACGACAAGGGGTTTTTTCGTTGGGCAAATTGATAAGGGTGTCAGTGAACTGGCGAGATATTGCCCAGTGTCAGCCAATGTGTTTATGATGTTTTATGTATGGGGGGTGGTCTCATGAAAAGATTGCGGTACGCTATTTGAGTGCCATTGGGTATCGGGGCAAGAGCCGAGCAAGCCGCCACGATGTTAGATCTGCTCTCATTAAAGCGGAATCATTTTTAGCTGGGCTATTGCATAAACTGTATTCATTTACATAAACCCTACAAATAAGCCTTGTTTTGTCGACAGTCCAATAGTAAGATATTATCAAACTCGAGGAGTGCACCTAATTAAAAGGTGCACTTTTTTTATGGAAGAAATATGACAACACCATGCAGAGCCAGACTGTGCAAAAATCTTGTTAAAAGCAGATTAATGAAGGGTTATTGTGATGAACACGCGCACCTCCGCCATGGCTGGCAACATAATAAATCAGCGTCAGAGCGTGGCTATGGTAGCCAGTGGAAGCGATTAAGATTACAGGTGCTTAAGCGTGACAAGTATCTTTGTCAAATGTGCAAAGCTGATGCACGATACACACACGCAACCGATGTGGATCATATCATACTCAAGGCGAAAGGTGGCACAGACAATATGGCAAACTTGCAGTCACTTTGTAGTTCTTGTCACAAGATTAAGACAGCACAGGACGAGAGGGGTGGGTAAAAAGTTTGGAAAGATTGTCTTGTAACACCGACCCCTAAAAAAAATTTTTACGACCGCGAAATTGGAAGTTTTAGGGTGAGTTAAGATAAATTAACAGGTGGAAAAATGAAAGGGCGAAAACCAAAACCAACAGCTATTAAAGAATTGACAGGCAACCCTGGCAAGCGTGCCCTGAACAAAAACGAACCCAAATTTGCACAAATTACCGAAATCGAACCGCCAGTATGGATGACAAGTACAGCCGTGACCATGTGGTGTACTGTGATGCCTGAATTGTTGGCAACTGGCGTGCTAACTGTGGCAGATGTGCATAATGTCGAAGCATTTTGCATGAGCTACAGCAGGTGGCGTGAAGCTGAACAAGAAGTGGAGCGGTATGGGCTTGTTATCATGGATGACAACGGCAAGCTGAATAAAAACCCTGCACTCACCATCATTAACGAAGCCAAAACGCAGATGATGAAGTTTGGGTCATTGCTGGGTCTTGACCCATCATCACGCACACGGCTGACAGGTGCAGCCAACAGCGAACCTATCGCCAATCCTTTTGCAGATTTATGACTTATCCCAATGTACAAAAAGCCTTAGATTACATTCATGCGGTGCTATCTGGTGAGATTATCGCCAATAAATACATTAAATTGGCCTGCCAAAAGCACTTAGACGAGCTAAAAAACAGCGAAACTAACCCTGATTATCCGTATTTTTTTGACCCTGCCAAGGCAGAAAAGGTGGCAAAGTTTATCCAGCTTTTACCGCATACCAAGGGCAAGTGGGCATCAAAAGGCGAAAAAATCGCCCTTGAGTCGTGGCAAATCTTTGCTTGCTGCCTGCCATTTGGTTGGATTAAGCGAGCGACGGGGTTTCGTCGTTATACTAAGATTTTAATTTTTGTGTGTCGTAAAAATGGTAAGTCTGCCATTGCAGCAGGCATTGGCAATTATATGTTTTGTGCTGATGGCGAGTTTGGTGCTGAAGTATATAGCGGTGCAACCACCGAAAAACAGGCTTGGGAAGTATTTCGACCAGCTAAAATCATGGTTGAGCGTACCAAAGCACTTAAAGACTTTTACGGCATTGAAGTCAATGCATCGAACATGGCACGCTTAGCCGATGGCTCACGATTTGAACCGATCATTGGTAAGCCTGGTGATGGCTCAAGCCCATCTTGTGCCATCATTGATGAGTACCATGAGCATAAAAATAACGATTTGTACGACACCATGGAAACGGGCATGGGTGCACGAGAACAGCCGATTATGCTTGTGATTACTACAGCAGGTTCATCCATCGGGGGTGCGTGCCATCAGATGGTGCGAGATGCTGAAAAAATGCTTGATGGGGTAATGGATATTCCCGACCTTTGGGCGGTGCTATATGGCATGGACAAAGACGATGATTGGACAAGCGAAATTGCACTTAAAAAAGCCAATCCAAACATGGATATCTCAGTATCGGCTGAATTTTTGCAGGCAAGACAGCGTGATGCTAAGATGAGTGCTGCTAAGCAGGCAATTTTTAGAACGAAACACCTAAATGAGTGGGTGGGTGCAAAAAATGCTTGGCTGAACATGGCAAAATGGGCAAATGCTCCAGAGCGGTTGCCGTTGTCTGCACTGACAGGCCGTCCTTGCTTTATCGGTCTTGATCTTGCCACAAAAATTGACATGGTGGCACTAATTTTGCTATTCCCACCGACAGCTGACGATCTCAATTACCATGTACATGGGCGTTATTATTTGCCAGATGTGCGTGTGCTTGAAGAGCTTGATAGTAACACTGAGCGTTATCGAGCATGGGATGCCGATAGCCTGCTCACCCTGACCATGGGGGAGGTGGTGGATTTTGATGCCATTAAGGACGATTTGCGTGAGTTTTATGGTCGGTTTGATGTGCAAGAAGTGGCGTATGACCCATGGCAAGCCACACAGCTTGCCCAAGAGATGGAAAAAGAAGGCATGGTGATGGTCGAGCTAAGACACACCGTGCAAAACATGAGCGAGCCGATGAAAGAGCTTGAGGCGTTGGTGCTACAAAAGCGACTGGCACATGGTGATTGCCCAATTTTAACTTGGCAAGCGTCAAATGTGGTGGCAACCCTTGATAAAAAGGATAATATCTATCCGAATAAAGAAAGGGCTGAGAATAAGATTGACGGTATGGTCGCATTGATTATGGCTTTATCTAGGGCGATTGTGCATACAGATACTGGGAATGTGGATGAATTTTTTGATAATATGATTATTGCTTAATCTCTTTTCCTTTGTAGCACACAAGACAAATTATTTACCTGCATCGATTAACGGTGCAGGTTTTTTATTGGTGATTTTTAATGGATATACAATTACAACAAGGCGATTGCTTAGAGCTATTAAAGACTTTGCCTGATAACAGTGTGGATATGGTGCTAACCGATCCGCCTTATGGAGTACTTGACTTTAAGTGGGATAATGAAATTGATAACGAAAAACTATGGCAGGAATTAAAAAGAGTTATAAAGCCAAATTGCATTATTGCTTTATTTGGCATTGAGCCATTTAGCACGCAAGTAAGATTATCCAATATCAAAAATTATAAATATGACTGGTATTGGAAAAAATCTGCTGTTGGCGGTTTTATTAATGCTAAAAAACGCCCTTTAAAAACATTGGAAAATATCATGGTATTTTCTGATGGTGTGCCACGTTATTATCCGCAGGGGCTAGTACGCTTGGATAAAAAAAAGTCCAGAAAGGCAGAGAAGCTCTCAAAGAGAAGCGGGGGAGGGACGGTGCGTTGTATAGTTGCAACAGCAAAGCAAGCGAGTATATACAAGAATTTACCAATTATCCAAGACATATTTTGGAATTTGGCAATTCTAACAGCACAGAAAGGGGTTTGCATCCAACACAAAAACCCGTCGATCTGCTTGAGTACTTAATCAAAACTTACACTAACAAGGGAGAAACAGTGCTTGATTTTACTATGGGATCAGGCTCAACAGGCGTGGCGTGTGTCAATACAGGGCGTAAGTTTATCGGATTTGAGCTAGACGATTATTATTTTGGCGTGGCATGCGACCGTATTAACAGACACAGGGTGCTTAAAGATGAATGATGAAAACTGGTGGTCACGGTTTTACGCCAGATTGTTTGGGGGCGGTAAGCGACTTGATAAAGGTAGCGAAGTTGCTCCGTTTAACTCAATGCACATGCCATCTGGCACGGCAGTAACCGCAGAAACCGCTTTAAAATTATCGGCAGTTTGGGCGTGTGTACGATTAAGAAGTCAGACTATCGCCAGTTTGCCCCTGCACTTAAAGTCTGATAGCAAGGAATTGGCAACAGATCACCATTTGTACCGAATTTTGCATGACAGCCCAAATGCGGACATGACAGCGTCTGAATTTTGGGAGTCGGTGATTGTCAGTCTTGACCTGTGGGGCAATGCCTATGTGTACATCACACGATTGGGCGGTAGGGTGGTTAGTCTTGATATATTAGACCCATCAATTACCGTAGTGAAAAGAAATCGTGATGGTGATATTAGCTATAAAGTCGGTGAGGATATTTTTGGTGCTGAAGATGTGTTACATATCAAAGGGTTTACCATGGATGGCTTGGTTGGCTTGTCGCCAATCCGCTATCAAGCAGGCGTGATGGGTGCACAAATTGACGCCAACAATGCTGCAAGCCACACTTTTGGCAATAACTTAAAAGCTGGCGGCTTTTTGCAGACTGACAATATCTTAAACAGCGAGCAAAGGCAAAAGCTAAGAGGTAATCTTGAATATTTTTCAAAGCCTGAGAATGCTGGCAAATACATGGTGCTAGAAGCTGGTATGAGCGTGTCATCTAGCGGGGTTAAGATGAACCCAAGCGATGCTCAGTTGCTTGAAACTCGGTATTTTGGCATTGAAGAGATATGCCGAGCTTTTGGTGTGCCTCCGCAGCTGATCGGTCATACCGATAAGGCAAGCTCATGGGCATCGAGCCTTGAGGGCATGAATTTAGGCTTTTTGACTTACAGCTTACGCCCAACGCTTGAACGCATTGAGCAGGCGATTCGTAAAAAGCTGCTCAATCCCTCCGAGCGGTCGCAGTACAGCCCTAAATTTAGCGTTGAGGGTCTGCTGCGTGCTGACAGCCAAGGGCGTGCTAATTTTTACACAACCATGCTACAAAATGGCGTGATGACTCGTAATGAGGTGCGTGCCTTAGAAGATCTGCCGCCAATGTCAGGTGGCGACAGTCTGACCGTACAGCTCAATCTAACACCACTTGAGAAATTGGGACAAGATCATGAAAACCAAATCAATTAATTTTGAGCCGTCAATCGTTAAAGATGACGGCTTTTTTAGTGGCTATTGCAATGTTTTTGATGTTGTGGACAGCTATGGCGACAGCGTACAAAAAGGTGCATTTGTCAAATCACTGGCAAAGTTTGAAACACGCAGCAAAATGCCGCCGATACTGTGGCAACACGACAGAGCACAGCCCATCGGCGTATGGACAGCACTCAAAGAGGATGAACATGGGCTATACGGTGAGGGCAAATTACTGATTGATGATGTGCCAAAAGCCCGTGAAGCACACGCACTCATCAAAGCAGGCGTGATTGACGGCTTATCTATCGGCTATCGTGTTGAGCAAGCAGACTATGACAATACCAAAGAGGTGCTACTGCTCAAAGAATTGGATTTATTTGAAATCTCAATCGTTACCTTTCCTGCCAACGACGCATCGACCGTGACAGTGGTCAAATCGGCTTTGGCACAAGGGCAGCTGCCCACTTTATCTGAATTTGAAAAATTCTTGCGTGATGCAGGATTTAGCAAATCGCAAGCCACTGCAATCGCATCACACGGCTTGCGTCAATTGCTGGGTGAGCCAGCAGAACTTAAAGATGCATTACAAATCATTAAATCTATCACAGGAGACATAAATGCCTGATATGACAAAACAGCTCGCCACCGAGCTTGCAAAAGCCACTGACTATGTCAAGGGCTTGGGCGAAGAATTAACGGGCCGCTTAGAAAAAGGTGAAAATAACTTATCTACTTTAAAAGGGGATGTTGATGAAGCGCTTAAATCAATGGGTGATGTTAAAGCACGCCTTGATGCCATAGAGCAAAAACAAGCACGCAGAGCACAAAATCAAGAGCCTGAAAAGTCACTGGGTGAGCGTTTGTTTGAATCTGATGCGTTTAAGCAATTTGCTGATAATCCGACCGCAGGCAATCGAGCCAAGCTAAATATTAAAGCGACGATTACCAGTGCCACCACCGACACCAGCGGGGCAGCAGGTGCACTGGTACAAACACAGCGTCTAGGAGGCATTGTAGCCCCACCTGATCAGCGTCTGCGAGTGCGTGACTTGCTGATGAAAGGCACGACTGATAGCAATGCACTTGAATATGTGCGTGAAACAGGCTTTACAAACTCAGCAGCAGCACAGCACAATGAAGGTGACAAAAAAGCACAGTCACATATCAAGTTTGACACCCAAAGCGTATCAGTGCGAACCCTTGCACACTATGTCAAAGCGTCACGACAAATTTTAGATGACGCATCAGCTTTGGCAAGCTATATCAACGGACGCTTGATTTATGGCTTAAAACTGGTTGAAGATCGTCAGCTGCTAAACGGTGATGGCGAAAATGGCAATCTTAAGGGCATTATCCCGCAAGCGACAGCATTTGCAGACAAAGCGACGCTTAGCACATATACCATCATTGACCAGTTGCGATTGGCACAGCTACAAGCGGTGTTAGCCGAATATCCTGCCTCTGGCATCGTCTTAAACCCAATCGATTGGGCTAAGATTGAGCTAGAAAAAGATGCGGATAATAGGCATATCATCGGCTTGCCACAAGGTACGGCAAATCGCACCCTATGAGGCGTACCAGTTGTTGAAACAACCGCCATGGGTACGGGCAAATTCTTGACAGGTGCGTTTAACCTTGGTGCACAAATCTTTGACCGACAGCAAGCGGCGATTGCCGTGGCAACCGAAAACGAGGATGACTTTGTACGAAACTTGGTTACTATCCTTTGTGAGGAGCGTCTTGCATTAGCCGTATATCGCCCTGAGGCGTTTATTTATGGCGATTTGGTAGCGAAATAAGCGACAAAAAACCCTAACACTGGCAGGCGTTAGGGTTTTTCTATTTTTACCCTTGGTGGATAAGGATAAAACATAGGTGAATTTTAACATAGATTTAGGAAATTGGGTGATAAAAATGCTGGACAAGTACGAACAATCGCCTAAGGTAAGGTTTTTAATTAATTGGCTTACGGCGTGTTTGAGTTTATTTGCCCTAGCCAGTTTGGTCAATGCAATCAAATGGTGGTAATCATGGAATATGAAGTCTTAAAACAGCATTATGGCGATAAGCAATACTATGAGGGCGATATCAGGCAGCTTGATGATGATTTTACCGCCAAGCGTTTAATTGAGTTCGGTTTGATTGGCAAGGCTCACGCAAACAAAAAAGTGCAAAGCAAAGCTAAAAAAGTACCAAGCAACAAGGCTGAACCCGTGCTTGAAAATAAGGATGATGATAGCGATGACACAGAAGATAACACTTGAAATGGTCAAGCATCAGTGCCGTATCGATCATGACGATGAAGATGATTTACTTATGCATTATTTGAATGCTGCTTTAATTCATGTGTCAAATTACATCGACGGATTACTTGATGAAAGCAATCTGGCAGTACAGCAAGCGGTGTTACTGCTTGTTGGGCATTGGTATGACAACCGAGAAGCTGTCAATAATGACTATCAAACGCCGCAATCAATCCCCTTTGGATTTGAGGCGTTGTTACAGCCTTATCGAAATTTGGGGGTGTGATGCAAGCAGGTAAGCTTAAAGATAGAGTATCTTTCATGCAGCATTTAGAATTACGATCTGCAACAGGTGCACCCAAGCGAACATGGTCTGTCATAGATACGGTTTGGGGGCAATTTACACCCGTCTCTGCCAAAGATGTCATTGCTGGCAAAGCGGCAGGTGTGGAGATATTGGCAAGGCTTAAAATCAGATATCGAGATGATATTAAGCGTAATATGCGTGTCGTGTGCCGTGGTAAAACCTACGATATCATTGGTGAGCCGTTAGCAGATAACAATACAGGGCGAGAGTATCTTACCCTGCTGCTACAGGGGGCAGAACAATGAAACTGATTGGTGCAGAAGAACTTGGCAAAAAACTTAAACAAGCCAGGGAAGAGATTACTAACAAGCAAGCAGGTAGTGCATTGTATAGCTCACTGATGTATGCATCATTACCGATGTACAAATATGTCAGATCTCAGGCACCAATGACAAAAGCACCATACCGCCGTTATATGTCCTATGGTCAAGGTGATGGCTTTTATTATGACAAGAATGGCAAAAAACGCAGAAGACGCGCAAAAAGAGGCACAGGTAAATACGAGATTCAAGAATCAGGTCTTTATCACAAAAGCATCAAAAGACGACGCCTAACCCGTGGCAAGTCTGCAAATTTGGATGGTGCGGCGATTGCTATTTATGTCGCAGAAGGCTCAGGAAAAACGCACGGCTCAGCATATTACTGGTTTTTTAATGAATATGGTACAAAGTATCAAGCAGCAAGACCGATCTTTAGACCTGCATTTAATAGCGGTGCTGAAGATGCTGCGGATCGATTTAAAAACAAATTGGGAGAGCGTATTGACAAAATCATGGGTGGATAATGATAGCAAGTAAAAGAATTTTTGGCTTGCTGGGTGAATTAGTCAATGATCGTGTTTATCCGTTGTTCGTACCTGAGACCGCTGATAGCACACCGCCTTTTATGGTTTATACGCTGGTGTCAAATGTGCCAGATAACACACTAGACGGGGCAACAGGGCATGAGTGGGTAGGTGTGCAGATTGATATTTACGCAGCAGATTATGATGAGACTATCGCACTGGCACAAGAAGCGGTCAAGCGATTAAACACAATCAAGCCATCAGAGTATGGTGGCGTGGTGTATGTACACGATGATGGGCTTTATCGCGCAATCATTGAGTACGAATTTTGGCAAACAATTGCATAGGTGACTATTATGGCAGAAACAAATACTGTAGAAAATGCAAAAGACAGCTTTTATCAGCTGTTCGTATCAGCAACAAATACAAGCTCAAGCTTCAAAAAAATTGAGCGTTTAACATCATGCGGTGTACCATCTGAGGCGAAAGTTCTTGATGACATTACTGCTACAGATGACAGACGCCAAGTCAATGCTGTCGTCGATTATAAAGAAAATTCGGAAGTAGAGTTTGAGTATGTGCTGCTACCAGAGGATGAAACACATAAACTGCTACAAAAATCTTTTGAAAGTGGTAGAGAGCTGTATTTTCAGCTGAAATTCATGGAAGCGACAAGCGAAAGCCGCCAATTCAAAGGCATTATCGCAGAACTGACCACAGATGCTGAAGATACTAAGAAAAAACTGCGTAAAAAGGGCAGAATCACAATCACTGGTGATACGACAAAAGAACTGACCGAATAAGGGTGCAAACACACCCTTTTTTATTAACTTATTAACTGATAACAGGATAAATCATGAGTAATTTAAAAAACGATTTGCTAAAAGCATTAAGCAATCTTGGTACGCCCACTGCTTACGACATCGACGGTATTGGCACTGTACATATCAAAAAACTGACAGTAGAAGAGCAGGGTAGGCTTATGCATGATAAAGGCGATGATGTCAAATCATCATTGCGTTTAGTGACATTTTCTGTCTGTGATGAAGAAGGTAAGCGTGTATTTGCCGAAAATGACATCAAAGATTTAGGCAAAATGCACGCCGATACACTAACCAAACTGATTGAGGCGATCAGGGAAGTAAATGGCTTTGATGCCAAGGTGGATGACTTAAAAAAGGACTGATCGCTCATGCTGACCGCCGATTTTTGTTTAAATTGGCGGCTCATCTGGGTATGACCGTCGCTGAGCTTGCCAGTAAAATGAGCTATACAGAGTTTCTAGAATGGCAAGCATTTCATGACATTGACCCCATTGGCGGCTATCGTGGCGACATCCAAGCTGCAACGATCGCCGCATCCATGGGCGGCGGTAAGCTGTCTGATTATATGATCATTGATCCAAACCCTATGACAGATGAGCAGCGTCAAGAGTATGAGCAGCGGCGCGAGGCACAAAAAGCAAGAATACAAGTGGCGGAAATGATTGCAATGTTTAATTCAATGTAATTGCTAAATTGGTGTAACTTTGTTTATAATAAAAACTCAATCAATCAAAGGGTGCTATTATGAACAAGTTTTTATCAGTTTTAAGTGTGTTTGCTACCGTATTTGTCTTATCGTCCACGCCTGCTATGGCTAAAAATACGCCATGTAGTGGCAAAAAAGGCGGTATCTCTCACTGCAGCAATGGTAAGTTTGTCTGTAAAGATGGATCAATCAGCGCATCTAAGAAAGTTTGTAAATAGGGTGAGAGCATGAAACTACATTCAAATTTATTTACTGTTAAAGCATTAGCGGCAGGCGCGGCTTGCTTAGCATATGGCAATACGCAATTTGAGTTTGATGCCACTGGTCTAGATTGGCAGTATTAAAATTGATAAAAACCTAATCTGTATAGACTGGGTTTTCTTTATTTAGTAATGTATGGTATTTGCTCAATCGTAAATCGGTTGAGCTTTTTTATTGGGTCAATCATGAAATGAACGCAAGCAGAATTATTTATGAAAAACTAGCGCCTTTGGTGGATAGCAGGGTGTACCCTTTGTTTGTGCCAGAGTCGGTCGGTCAGCGTCCGCCTTATATCGTATATCAGACCATTAGCACACAGCCTGATAATACCCTAGATGGCATCACAGGGCATGAATGGATAAATATACAAATTGATGTTTATCATAATGACTATGATGACATGCTGGCACTGACCGACCAAGTTATTAGCGTGCTTGACAACATTAAGCCCTCAGAGTATGGTGGCTGTCAATATCTGTATGAAGATGGACTGTATCGCAGCTTAATAGAATATGGATTTTGGCAAACATATTAATTAACCCCGCCCACACTCGTGGGCTTTTTTAATGGAGTAAAACCATGGCTAAAAATGTCGCTAATCTTGTTGACAGCTTTTATCAGCTGTTTGTCTCAACTGACGGCGAAGACTTTAAAAAAGTTGAGCATTTGACCAAGTGCTCGGTACCATCTGACGAAAAGGTGCTTGATGATGTCACTGCGACAGATGACAAACGCACTGTTAAAGCGGTCGTTGACTTTAAAGAAGAGTCAGAGATTGAGTTTGAGTTTGTGGTCGATCCTGAAGACGCTGCTCAAAAGCTGGTACAAAAAGCCTTTGACGATGGCTCAGAGCTACATTTTCAGCTTAAGTTTGTCAAAGCATCTAGCGAGTCGCGCAAATTCACAGGTCTTATCTCTAAATTATCGGTTGATAATGAAGATACCAAGAAAAAGCTGCGCAAAACTGCCACCATTGCCATCACTGGCGATGTCTCAAAAATCACTGAATAATCAAACACAAACCAACCTACGGGGTGCAAATACACCCCATTTTTAGGAATTTATTATGAAAAAAAACAAACACTAACACAAACAGCTTAATCAACGCACTTTTATCACGCAACAAGCCAACCAAGGTAGAGATTGACGGCATTGACCAGCCGATCTACCTACGCAAGATCACCATTGGCGAGCAATCTGCTTTGTATAAAAAAGTGCAAACTGAAGAAGATACCATCTTGAATAATAGTGCTTACAGCATTTTGTATAGTGTCTGTGATGAAAATGGTGAGCCGATGTTTACGGAGGCTGATCTGCCACAAATTGCCCAAATTGATGCCGGCACAGTCGGTGAGCTCATGGATGCGATCAAGAAAGTCAATCGTTTTGACGAGGACGAGGCAGAGCTTGAAAAAAACTCATAACCGACGAAAAGCGTCGGTTTTTGTTTAAATTGGCTGGGCATTTGGGCAAGACTGTCGGAGAGCTTGAAGCGACGATGAGTGCCAGTGAGTTGTCAGAATGGCTGGCTTATGATCGCTTAGACCCAATCGGCGGCTATCGTGGCGACATCCAAGCTGCAACGATCGCTGCGTCCATGGGCGGCGGTAAGCTATCTGATTATCTGATCATTGATCCAAACCCCATGACAGATGAGCAGCGTCAAGAGTATGAGTATTATCAGCGCTTAGCTGAGCTTGAAGATGAGCAATCGCTCTTGATTGAGCGATTTAATCATTTAGAAGATGCTCAGTGATACCACGCCCAGCAAGCTGGGCTTTGTAATTTTGGAGCTTATATTATGCTGTCTTTAAACATTGTTCTAGGTGCAAATACGGCACACTTTAGTCGCAATATCTCAAAAGCCACCAAAAAAGCAGAACAAGATTTAAAGGGCTTGGCGGGATTTGCTCAAAAAACATTCGACAGATTCGGTGCGCTGAATGTGATTGGCGGTGCGTTGAGCGCTCGAAATATCATACAAACTGCTGACTCAATGCAAGAGCTGGCAAGTCAAGTTCGTATCAATACAAAAAGCCATGAAGAATATAAAAATGTCTTAAACAATCTGCGTGACATCAGCCGTGAAAACTACGCAAGCTTTGATGCGACGGTGGATTTGTACGCACAGTCTAAACGTGCGCTAGATAATCTAGGCAAATCACAAGCCCAAGTCCTCACATTCACTGAAAGCATCACAAAGGCAATGGCGGTGGGCGGCGGATCTGCTGCGTCGCAACAGGCAGCATTGACACAGCTTGCCCAAGCGTTGAATATGGGTGCTTTAAAGGGGCAGGAGTTTAACTCAGTTGCGTCTCAAGCGCCAGTGCTGATAGATTTGCTCACTCAAAAATTGGGCGTCAGTATTGATCAGCTTAAAAAAATGGGGTCTGAGGGCAAGATCACCGCTGAAGTGATTTACTCAGCCGTAGCGGACGCTGGAGACGCTCTTGATGCCAAAATGGCTATGATGCCAGTGACGATCAGTCAAGCGTTATCAAATATCGGTCAAGAGTACAAAAACCTTGTCCATGACCTGGTGAATGAAAACTCTCGTGCATCAGCACTGGTGGTTAGCAGCCTTAACTTTGTCACTCAAAACTTTAAAACCCTGACCACTGTAGCAGGTGTTGCAGGGGCGATGTTCGCTGGCAATTATGCTAAATCAATGCTGTATGCAAAGCTTGGTACGGACAGTATGACAGCGTCGCTGGTGACAAAAACAAAAAGCCTATACGCTGCAATCGCTGCTGAAACCAAGGCAGCGTATAGCCAGCAACAGCTGACAAATGCCAGTGCGTTATTTTCACAACAAAAGAAAATTGCTGCCCGTGCGGTAGAGCTTTTTGATACAGCAACAACAAAAGCTTATGTCAATGTCAGTGCTACATCAACAGTCATGATGAACTATGCCAGAGCGAATTTTACACTTGCTAATGCAAAAAGTGTCGCTACGGCATCCGTCATGAGTTTTATTGGAGCGGCGCAGTCTGCTGCACTAACGACAAGTCAGTATGTGCGTACGACATTTACGCTGAGAAATGCCAAGACAGTGTTATCCAAAGCGACTGCGTCAAGTATCGCAACAGTGAACAGATGGCACACCTCCGCAGCGACAGCAGTGGGTACTGGGGTTGCATACGCCCGTAGCTTAACAACCGTGGCAGGGGCAAAAAAGGCATTAACAGGCACAGCAACATTGGCATCTAACAGTATCACCGCCACAGCACTGGCCATGAAAAAAGCGACGATCGTTGCCACAGCTTACACAGTGAGACTGACCACAGCTAACGCAACCAAAAAGGCGCTGGTCGGTACAACCGTGTTGGCAACTAAAAGCGTGATGCTCTTTGGGCGTGGGCTCAAATCAGTCGGTGCAATTATCATGGCACATCCCATCATGATTATCGGCGGCATCATTGCAGCTATTGCCGTACGCACGATGGGGCTTGAAAAAGCGATGGAGAGTCTTGGCGATGCGTTTGATGTGTCTGCAGAGATTCTAGGTCGCTTGATTGACTGGGGTATCGACGGCTTTGGCAGGTTGTGGGATACCACAAGCGAATTTCTAAGCAATTTTGGGATTGGCTCAAAGCAGACCACTAAAAATTCGCAAAGCTACTTTGCCAAAATGTTTGCTGATACTGAAGGCGGATTTGTTGGCATGATGCAGGTCGCTGCAACCATGTTTGACAAGATGACAGGCTTTGCGGTTGGTTTTGCTAAATACTCACTGGATGTATTTAACAAGTTTAAAGCACAAACTTACAATTTATTCATATCCCTTGGCGACTCGGTCGCTAATTACTTCCTTGGTAAAATTAACGGGATTATTGATGGTTTAAACTGGGTTAATTCAAAATTTGGCGGTGATAAAGAGTATATATCGCATTTTGAGTTAAAAAGTAGCGAACTACTAAAAGTACCCGATGCTGTATTTGCAATGGGGGCAGGTACTAATCTGCGCGGTAAACTTGATGGCATCATCATTACCAATAAGCTCAGCAAAGAAGCCAAAGCCAAAGCTGAAGCACAAGCTAACGGCGTTGGCGGCGGTGGCTCAGGCGGTGAAAACAACAAGGGTGGTAAAGACGCCAAAGGTAAGGATAAAAAAGACAAAGAAAAAGAATATGACGGCCGCTTGGTCGGTATCAGTGGCAATAGCGGAACAAGCACTGGCGCACACTTAGACATCCGCCTGACAGGGGGTGGCAGACGGTTAACTGCTGAAGAGCTGGGTCGTTTCAAAGCTGACGGCAAGGACTTATCTGCTTATAAAATCACTTCGGATTTCGGTCTACGAAAAGCACCAAAAGCTGGTGCCAGCAGCGATCACCGTGGTATTGACTATGCCATGAAAACAGGCACGGCGATCACCACAACTCACGCAGTTGAAGATGTTGAAGTATTTCATCAAAAAGGTGGCGGATGGGTGTCACGCGTCAAATTCGCTGACGGCTTATCAGTTGATTTACTGCACTTGGCACCTGAAAGCCAACAAGTCAAGCGCGGCACATCTGCCAAAGCCGGTGATAAATACGGCAATATGGTCGCACAGGTAAACAATGAATACAATGAGGTGCTTGAACAGCAAGCTAAAAAGCGTGATGAAATATTATCTGCTTATAGCTGGGATGGGCTTGAAAAAATTGCATTGGAACGCACTACGGCACTTAAAGAGCTGTCTGAAGCGGGCTTTAGTGAAGAAGATTTTGAAATACAAAAAGCGAATATTGATGAGTTTTTTGAACTTAAAGCCGAGCATTATCTTTGGGAGCGTGAAAAGCAAAAGAATAACCTGATTGAATTTGCACAAACCGAAGAACGGGCTATTAAGCTTGCTGCGACTGAAAGACGTGCAGAAATCTTGTTCAATCATGAATTTGCACTGGCTAAAAATGCAGAGCTTGCCAAAGCTATGCTTGATTCGATTGATTTTAGGGAGGAGTATGAGCTGACTTCGCTTAAGATCACTCAAGATGAAAAGGCGCGTGCTATTCAGAACGAAAATGCACTGATCAAAGTCAAAGATTTAAATCTGCAAAATATTTTACGCATTGAGCAAGAATTGGCTGACAAACAATCAGATATTAATAAGCTGATGGAAGTGGCCAACAAACACGGCAGTGACATTTTGGCTGAAAAGCTAAAAATGGAGGAGGCGGATCTAAAACGTGTACACGCTGAAAGATATCGCAATGAGCTGACTCGTGCGTATTATGACATTGTGGAGAATGCGCTTAGCAAAGAAGAAAAGCTGACGCGTGAGCTCAACGAGCAGCTGGAAGTATTAATACGCATTAATGCTGAGCGAGGTAAACCAGGCGCTCCTAAGCCATCTGAAGATGAGCTCAACCCAATGGATCTCATCAAAGATAATTTGCGCAGAAAATACGGTATAGCCAAGCCAGAAATGCACCCAATTGATAAGCTAAAAGCAGACAATGAAGCATTGCTTGCTGAGCAAACTGCATTTAATGAACGCATGATTGCTTTGGAGCACTCAGCAGATGAGTCACGCAGAATAACCGCTGAACAACGCAGAGAGTTAATCATTTACAATGATGAACTTGTGCAACAAAAGATTGAGGAAAACCTACGTGCAAGATACGCCCTGATGGAAAAGATGGCTGTAGAACATTACGACGCCATACTTGGAACGCTTAAGAGTTTTGTGGGTGAAAATAACCGTGTTTATCAAGCGTTATTTACTTTACAAAGGTCTTATGCCATTGGCAAGGCACTGATGAACATGTGGGAGGCGGGCTCTAAAGCTTTTGCAGAAACCCCTGGTACCATTTGGAATAAATCTCTAGCGGCTGCGGCTGCAGTTGCCCGTGGTGGTCAGTTTGTGGCTTTGCTAAAGGCGGTACAGCCCGTCGGTCAAGCCCATGACGGCATTATGTCTGTTCCCAAAAGCGGTACTTGGAATCTTGAAAAAGGCGAGCGAGTGCTACCACGGCATACCGCCAAAGCCTTGGATGATAAGTTAGATAAAATCGGCAATGGCGGCCGCCCTGTGAATGTCGTTATCAATAACTATTCAGGCGAAAAGACCGATGTACAACAAATGCCAAACGGTGATATGATGGTAACTATTGGTAAGATGATTAGTCATACCGTTGATGCAAAACTTAATCAGCGTTTTATTCAAGCACGCCGACAAGGCGGTGAATTATACGGGAGATAGTATGAAAGAAGAATATGTTCAACCATTGGCTGGTGGTATTGCCAAAATTTAATTTTTACCAAGATAAACTCAAAATGTAAACCAAATCACACAAACCTACCGATATCGGTAGGTTTTTTGTTGGGGTAAAAAATGAAAACCTTCACTTGGAAAATGAACATGGGAGCGTCCGCCAGTGTTCATCATACTGTTAGCAAAACCCAATTTGGCGACGGCTATGCCCAGCGTGTAAGCGTCGGCATCAACAATCAGCGTATGGACTGGTCAGGTTCAAAAACAGGCGACTGGCAAACAGTCATCTTGCCCATCAAAACCTTTCTTGATGAACACAAAGGTGTGATACCGTTTTTGTGGACAAACCCGCATGGACAAACCAAAAAATATGTCTGTGAAAATTATGAAATCAGTCAGAAAAAAGGCAACTTTTGGGAAATTAGCCTAAAATTTGAACAAGTTTTTTAATAATAAACGCCCCTTTATGGGGCTTTTTTGATGGACTAGATTTCGGTAAGGATTTGGGTGAGTTTTTCGCTAAGTTCACCGTCGGAGAGTTTTTTATTGGTAAAACTCTCATCAAGCCGTTTTTATTACTCTGATTGGTTTTCAAGAGCTTGCATTTTGGCGTTAACCTCATTTAATGCCCGCTTTAATTCGCGAATGCTTTGTATTCGTTCGGTTTCCCTCACCAAGCCTATATCTAAAAGGTGAATAATGGCGGTATTAAGGGACATGCTTTTATCTTCTGCATATTTGGCAACCACTTGGTAGAGACTGTTAGGCAAGCGTACTTGTGAGCGTTTCCAAGTGTCTTGATTTTGGAGTAGTTCGGTAGTATCAAGGTATGACATAAAAAATAGTGCCTTTTTTAAAATTGGGTATTGACATATATTATAATGTCATTTAGAATATATGTCAATGACACAATTTATTATGTCAGAAACAAAAAACCTTGCCCGTCACCAACGAAAACAAGGTTTTTCTAAGTTCAATTGTTTTAGGAATTAAACCTATGTCTAATTTACCACAAACCTTAAAAACTGTCAATTTTGACGGTATTTCGGTTTCTTTTACAGAAAACGGCTATCTAAATGCCACGATGATTGCCAAACATTACGGTAAGCGTGTCCAAAATTATCTAAAATCTGAACGCACGCAAGATTATCTCCGTGCCTTAGATGAGCATTTGAGTGAAGCTCCAAAAACGGCTTCACAAAACTCCCTTGTGATTGTCAAAAAAGGTAACTCACAAGAATTTGAACAAGGCACATGGCTACACCCAAAACTTGCCATTGATTTTGCAAGATGGCTAAACCCACGCTTTGCCGTATGGTGTGATATGCAAATTGAGCAAATGCTCATGAGTTCAGCTAAATCACTCACCGCCCAAATCATCGAAACCACCATTACCTTAAAACACTTTGATGACAACCTATCACATGCTGGTCGGTATTTGGCAACCCATGGCAAACAGACCAAACCACGGCTAAAAGCCAAATTAAATGAGCTATTGGCAAAGGCACAGCCATTTTTACCGTTTATTGAGCTTGGAGGTGTCAGATGAGTTTAAACAACGGCTTAATAGCTTTAACCACTTTAACAACCAAACCGCCCATCTGATGAGCGGTTTTTTAACTCGGCGACATTAATGTCGGCGACATACCCACAGCCCTTGTAAATCAAGGGCTTTTTTAGGAGCAAAAAAATGAGTGAAACAACTCTAACCGAACTATCACGCACCGAAGCGACGGTATTACAGAGCTTTATCGCACAGGTGGACTTTTGGAAAAACCAACACGGCGATAAAGCTGCCACCATTGAAGTCATCTACTACCCTGAGGATGACGGCTTTGAAGTGAGTAACAATGAGCCTAATAACGGCGTGCTAAAACGCAATCGCACCACGGCGTTTCGTGCTGACCTTTTAGCGTGGGCGTCCAATCAACTGCGTCAACTACAAGGCTGGGACAACAGCCAAACGGTCACCGAGTTTAGCCTATCTTATAAAAATGACCGTTATGGGGTGCGTGCTGCCCTTGCCAGTGAGGCCACAGACAAGGCAGATGATGGGGCTGAGCAAACACAGTAAGCAAGTTAAGTAAATTAGCTTAAGATTTGTGTTAGTAATCTGCCAAACTGGTAAGTTTAACTTACTAGTTAAACTGGGAAGTAATAGCCTAAGTGCTTAGCGTTATGCAGGCACTTGGGCGGATTAATCAAATGAGATTGCCATGAGTTTTAACACAGACATACAACAAACCACTGTACAAGGCTTTATTACCTTGTATGAGCTTGACGCACGAAAATTGGGCGGTGAGATTTACCGCTTTCATGGGCATAACGATGGGGTGATTAGATGGCAGGGGCAGGATTTTCATCCCATCGCCATCAAGGCGGACGGCCTTGAAATGCGTTCAGATGGCAGGGCAAGCACGCCTAAGCTTAGCATTGGCGATAAGATTAATGGCATACAAGGGGCGGTATCAGCCCTTTGCCGATTGTATGATGATTTTGCAAGGGCTAAGCTTACTGTAACGCATACCCTGCAGGCGTATCTTGATAGCCATGATGCCCAAAATTACCGCCAGCAAGAATGGTACATAGAACAAAAGGTGAGCGAAAACCCAAGCCTTGGCATTGTAGAGTTTGAGCTATCAAACCCTGTGGACTTTGAAGGGCAAAAAATCCCTGTGCGTCAAATCACCACTTACTGTAATGAAGCGGTCTGTGGTCGTTATCGTGGCGAAGTGTGTGGTTATACAGGTACAGCACGATTTACCCATGATGGCAAGCCAACCGATGACCCTACTTTGGACAGATGTAGCGGTTTATTAGCCCACTGTAAGTTAAGGGACAATGAAGGCAGTTTTTGTGGATTTCCTGCCGCTGGTTTGATTTAGTCAAGCGTTCTGGCATACTCAACCAAAGCGGTTTTGATTGCCATTGCCTTAGAGCAATCCTTATGAGCCATAATCTGATTTAAGGCATCTAAAACATGAGGCTCAGTATGGCTAATGACAAGTCCGATGCGTGCCAGTGACTTATCAAAATAGTTAGCGGTTGCTTTTTTGCGTGCTTGCGGGCTTGCTTTATCTGCCATAAAAAATCCTTGATTTTTATAAAAATGGTGCTATGATAATGGGTAAGGAGTGGCTAGGCGTTTCCACCTAACCTGCCTTAGTAGCTGCAACTACCTTAGGCTTTTACTGTTAGTAAGCTGGATAGCTTAGCAACAGCAGGGCAATGATGATTGTGAGTCTTAGCATTGCCTTTCCTTCTTATGTTACCGCTAGGCTTGTCCTAGCCCAATCAACACCCCTTGTGTTGATGAAATGTATTGTATTACAATATACAAATAAAGTCAATTAATTTCTGCGTTTTTTCGCAAAATTATTTGGCTTTTTTATTTTATAAGCCTTTGAATTATAAACAAATATTCAGCCGTCCAAGTATAACTTGGGCGGTTTTTTATTGGATAAACCATGCGACTAACTAAAAACCTACAACAACAAATCATAACCCATGCTCAGGATGTATATCCTAACGAGTGCTGTGGTGTGATTATTGATGGTCAATACCACCCTTGTACCAATATCGCCCCCAATCCTGCCAATGCGTTTGAGATTGATACTGCCGAATGGGTGGTATTGTCTAACCGTGGCGACATTGAAGCGATTGTCCATAGCCACCCAAACGGTGAACCCTTACCCAGTGAAGTGGATAAGGTGCAAATGGGCTTACATGACATAGATTGGGTGATTGTGGGCTTAGGTCATACACCGACAGGGGCAACATACTGCGACATCAAACGCCATAAGCCTACCACTTATCAAAGCCCACTTTTAGGGCGTGAGTATTATCATGGCGTACAAGATTGCTATAGTCTAGTACAAGACTATTACAGCCGTGAGCTTGACATCACACTGCCAAGCTTTGCACGATCTGATGACTGGTGGGAAAACCCAAACCATGAACCACTTTATGAAAATAACTTCACCAAAGCAGGCTTTATTAAGGTGCAAGACAAAAACGACTTACAAAAGCACGATGTCATCTTGTGCCGTGTTGGGCGGACGCATCATGTCAATCATGCTTTGATTTATGTGGGTGATGGCAAGTTAAAAAGCGAAACCACGCCTGATTGTGTGGGTAATGCCCTAATTTTGCACCATCCCCATGGCAGTCTTAGCGTGCGTGAGATTTATGGGGACAATTGGCAAAGACGCACGGCGATGGTGGTGCGTCATCAGTCACTAGGCTAAATCACGACTGGCAAGCTGTGCTAGGTAATTACTACGACTCTTATATAGCGATTTGTGTGCTTTAACCTTTTCGTCAATTTTGACAATCAAGCGACTTGGCAAGGTAACATTAATCTTTTCAGATTTGCCCATATAGGCGGATAAATCAATATCAACCACCGCCCAAATCATACCTTGATAATCAGGATTTTCTTGATGATGAGCAATATCGGTCGCTTGAGGGATATCCTCACCATCATCAGCCAACATATCCAAATGCAAAACAATGGCTTCATAGGCATTTTTAACCGCCTCATCTACTGTATCGCCTGCACTAAAACAGCCTACAATATCAGGTACAATTACGCCATAACACTCATTGGTGCTGACGGGCTTTTCAATGGCGATAGGATATAACATATTTATCTCCTTAGATGATAGCCAATACTGGGTTATTTTAACCCAGCTTGTTTTAAGATTTGCTTAACTGTGCCGATTGGTAAGTCTGACTTGGGGTGAGGTATGGTTACCTTGCCCTGTTTGGTTGGGTGTTTGTAGTGATGATGACTGCCACGCACCGCAACTTCATACCAACCGTCATCAGTGATTAGCTTAATCATTTGACGGCTATTCATCTTAAAGTTCCTTATTGATTTAAGATGGGGTTATTATAACCCTAATTACAAGTTAAATCAAGAGTTATTAGGGTTATTTTATAAAAAAATAGGAAAATCATGAAAACCGTCATTTTACACGGCATTTTAGCCAAAAAGTTCGGTAAATTTTTTCACCTTGATGTAAAAACAGCCCGAGAAGCCAGTCACGCTTTGGCTTGTCAAATACCCGCTTATCGTAAATTTATGCTTGATGCTGAAAAATTGGGTTATCGTTTTGCGGTCTTTCTCGGTAAAGTCACTAAAAGCAACAACATTGGCGAGCATAAACTGGACTTTATCACTGATAAAAACACGATTCACATTGTCCCAAAAGTTATCGGCTCTGGCGGTAAAACAATGGCGTGGTTACAGGTCATTGGCGGCTATGCTATGATTGGCTTGGGTGTTGCTTTTGGTCAACCTGCCTTAATCGCTGCAGGGGTGGGGCTCGTTTTAGGAGGCGTGTCAAGTCTGCTGATGCCAACGCCCAAACTTGACCCCAACAATGAAGATGGCAACCGCCCTAATAATGGCTTTGGCGGTGCGATAACCACAGTGGCACAGGGTAATCCAGTCCCTGTGCTGTATGGCGAGCGAGAAGTGGGCGGATTTATCGCATCAGTGTCAATTATCGCCGAGGATAAGGTGGTGGCAGGCGTAGCAAACACGGCAAATACAAGAGGGTTTTAGACGATGATTAGCGGGGCAAAAAAACAAAAAGGCGGACAACAAAAGCCAAATATTCAAAAAGACACGACAGCAAGTAACGAATTTGTCCAAGCACTCTACGGCTTAGCTGAAGGCGAAATCGCAGGCTTAGTAGATGGTGGTAAATCTATTAAGCTTGACGGTACGCCACTGATTAATGATGATGGTAAGCCGAACTTTGATAATGTGACTTGGGATGTTCGTGTTGGCACATTAAATCAAGACTACATTAAAGGCTTTGGTAGTGTAAGCAATGAGACAAATGTTAATGTAGAATTGCGACACGATAAGCCATTTGTCAAAGCACTCAATAACACTTCATTGGACGCTCTTGTAATTCGCCTTGGCTTTCATGGCTTGCGTGAACAAAAAGATAATGGCGATGTTGTCGGCTACCGCATTGATTATGCTGTCGATGTGCAGACAGATGGCGGAGCGTGGAGCGAGATGTTAAGCACATTCATTCACGACAAAGCAAGCCAGGGCTATAAACGCAGCCACCGTATTGACCTGCCAAAAGCCCGCCGTGGCTGGGTTGTGCGTGTTCGCCGTATCACGCCAAATCGTGATAGTGGGTCGATTGGTGATACGATGAGCGTTGTGGCGATTACAGAAGTGATTGATGCTAAGCTTCGCTACCCAAATACTGCTTTACTGGCATTAAAATATGACGCTGAAATTTTTAGCAATATCGCAAAACTTAGCGTGCGGTTGCGTGGCAAATTAATTCAAGTGCCAAGCAACTACAACCCTGCCGAACGCACTTATGACGGAATGTGGGACGGAGTTTTTAAGCTTGAGCACTCAAACAACCCTGCTTGGGTTTATTATGATATTTGTACGCACAAACGCTATGGACTTGGCTTGTCTGTAGACAAGTGGCAACTGTACCAAATCGCCCAATATTGTGATGAGATGGTTGATGACGGTAAAGGCGGCAAAGAGCCGCGCTTTACTTGTAATGTCTATCTGCAAAAAGCAGAAGATGCTTATCAAGTGCTCCAAAGCCTAGCCAGCGTATTTCGTGGGCTGACTTACTGGGATGGCATGCAGATTGTCGTAGATAGTGACACACCCAAAGACGCCGTTTATACATTCACACGCTCAAATGTCGTCAATGGCGAATTTATCTATACAGGCACACGCCACCGTGACCGCCACACTGTGTTTAAAGTCGCTTTTGATAACCCTGACAACGATTACAAAACCGAATACGAGATGGTGCGTGATGACTATGCGATTGCAAAGTACGGCATCAATATCTTAGATATTAACGCCTTTGGTTGCACAAGCCAATCTCAAGCCCAGCGTGTGGGACAATGGGCGTTAAAAACTGAACAGCTAGAAACCCAAAGCATTGCGTTTAAAACCGGCTTAGACGGATTTATTCCCAAGGTTGGGGAGATTATCCATGTGCAAGACAATCACCGAGCTGGGCGTAAATGTGTGTTGGGACGATGGCCGCTTTTTGGATGGCGTGCATTTTGAATTACCTGCCTAATAATTACCCCCAGCCGTTGCGGTTGGGGGTAATTTTTATTTAACTAAGGCTACGATTAAGGCGATTAGTGCTACTGCTAAGCTTAACCAAGGGAACCATGTGGCTTCTTTTTGGATTTTTAGGGTTTCTGCTCTTAATTTTTCAGCTTCCATTTTGATTCGCTCAAGTTCAGCCATTTTTAGCTCCTGCCCTAAAGGGCATTGGTTAGTTGACTATCAAGAGAGCTTATCTCGTCTTGATGTGTTTATTACATGACTTTTAAAGTCATAAAGCAAGCATTATTTTTAAAAAAAATAAAAAAATTTGGTTGTATGTTGCCAGCTACAGTGCGACTTGCTTTAATTCTGCCAATTTTTTAAGCCACTGCTCATAGGCGGCCGTTTGCTGTGGCAAATAGTTGTAATGGTCATACACTTGTTGCATATTACCCACAGTGTGACCAATCATAATCTCAGCAATGTCACGACTGGTAAAAGCACTGAAATTGGTGCGTGCAGTTCTACGCAGGTCATGAAAGGTAAAGCGTGGCAACTGTATACTACAATGGCGGTCAATCCAATGCATCAGACCTGCAGTGATGTCTAAAAATGCGTTTTTTTCTAGCATTTCACCACGACGGTCGAACAGGTATTCGCTGCGTGAAATGGCGATGGCTTCGTCAATCAAAGCTTGCATAGGCGGCAGAATAGGGCGTATTAACGGTTGCTGGGTAATATGACCTACTTTGTGGTTCTCAGGTGGGACAGTCCAAACACCGTCTTGAAAATCGGTAATTTTAGCTCGTCTAAGCTCGATGCCACGGCAACCAAACATCAAAGCAAGTTCGGTCGCTAAGCGATTACGGTAGCTAATTTTTGAGCCATATAACGCTTTGTAAAATAAGATGATTTCATCATCACTTAAGTATCGCTTACGCTTAACACGGACTAAATTAAAATCACTCAATTCAAGGTCGGCAAGGATGTTATGTGTGACGATTTCACGCTTTTTTGCCCATTTGAGCATTTGCTTGGTATTTGTGAGTATGCGTTCAGCAATGCCTGGAGTTTTTTCAGAAATGGATTCAATGATGATAATATACTGTTGTAAGGTAATGTCATTAATCGGCAGTGAGCCAATGACAGGAAAAACATAGAGCTCAAAGCTACGCTTGATATCGGACGCTTGTTTTTTGGTGATGACTGCTGATTTATCATACCACTGTAAAAAACACTCATAGAAGGTGTCAGCGTTAATATAAGCCTGCTTGGCGATTTGCTCTTCAAGTTTTGGGTCTTTGCCATGCAGGAGCTGTGTTTTGGCAGACAGTGATTTTTCTCTGGCCTGCTTGAGGGATATCAGTGGATAAACACCCAAATCAAACCGCTTTAATTTACCGTTAAATCGATAGCGTAATTGAAAGACAATCTTGCCTTTTGGGGAGATGCGTACGCTCATGCCATCACGGTCTGCAATTTCGGTAACTTTATCACGGGGCTTGCCGTTATTTGCTTTTAGCCAAACTTCTGTCAACAT